ATAAACTTCTGCCAGTCATTCTCATAGAACTCTTTGAACGTATCGTACTCAGAGTGATCTAGTTTTTTCTCTCCAAGTTCGACAGAGCAGATGTAGTCAAGTTTATAAGACTCCTGATTAGAGTATGTAAACTTTCTGTATAACTCAATATAATCCAGAGTAGCAATCCCTGGAAGATCATAGGCAATCTGCTTTCGTCCTTTGATGTAAATTTCCCGTCTAGAAATAAGACGCCACGGGCTAAGAAAACGAGTATACCTATCACCAAGTATCCTATCAATGCGCCCAGCAATATAGGGAATATCAAAAAGCTGAACATTCCAACCTGTAATAACGTCGGGGTAATTTTCGATCCAATATTCTAGGAACGCCTGAAGCATTCCACTCTCAGTTCTAAAGTGTAAGTAATCAACCTGAGGATCTTTATTATCAAAAGGTCTAGCACCAAACACAACGATGCGACCAGTATGAGAATCCTTCAATGAGATAGCAAGAATTTCTTGGTCCGCAGTTTCAATATCTGGGAACCCATTCTCTGCAGCAGTTTCAATATCAACGTTGAACACACGGATCTGTTTAGGATCGAACTTAACTTGATCCGCTGGATATTCCTCAGCAATGTACTGATACAAATACCGTGTGTTTCCATACACTTCCATGTTGGTTACATCACGGTATCTTTGGATGGTCTCTTTTGCATCAGAGATGGTCCCCTGTTTCATGGGTTCCACGCACTGACCCTCTAGTGTCCTCCACTTAGAGAAATTAGAAGTGGGCAGGTACAGTGTAGGGTTGAACTTAACCTTTTCACTGAAAGCCTGCCCACCTTCATATCCACGAACTAGCAGGTTGTTTCCTGCTTGCTCAACGTTTGTGTAAAACTTCATTCAGTCAAATACTCTTTAGAAACTTCTGCTGAAGCGTTAACCATTACAATTATATCAGATGAACGGAGCGCAACCTCAGTATCGTCAGAAAACTTAGGCCACTTCTCTCCTTCAACCGTCACAGGGTTGATGAGAATGCAGTCTGGTTCTCCCAGAACAGCATCTTCAACCGCCTCAACCTCGGCAACAATCCAAGGTTCATTTTGAATCTTCAGTAGTTTCTTCATCTTTTAGAGAGTCTGGTGTGCTATCGTTTGCGTCTATTGTAAGACGATTATTGTACGCTTCAACAATTGCTGCTTTAGGTTCACTAATATTAGTGATTAAATCAAACGCAATTTGAAACGCTGCTTCATCCGTGAAAGGGTTCCACTTGCTCATACGTAGATTATAACCGTCATCAGTCAGACTGTCGATTTCAAGTACATACGGTTTAGCAAACGAAAGACAAATTGGTGGTTTGCCTTCGTCTTTAGCTTCCTCACTTTCCCATACGTTAGCAAGATCAGTGATGATCAGTTGCCCCGTATATTTCATATTAACGACTTGAATCGTCATAGATAATTCTCTCCAAAGGTTCGTCGGGTATTAGTTCGTCAAGATAGTTTTCCACATAGAACTGTTCCTTATAGATTTGTTCAATGTCCTGACGCGGGTCGCTCACACTTACAACTCGATCCATGTTCAACTTAAAGAACTGGTTCTTTGCAAATGGATTCCAAGGCGAAAATTGAACATTGAACTGGGGTTCATTGGTTTGTTTAACCAATGTAGAAGGAACAGTTCTAGTCATGGAAATGATTTGAGGATGGATGATTGCATAACCAACTACCTTCTTAAAGGTATTGCTAACTTCATAGAAGTCACCGATCACTCTCACCCCATCCGAGAGCACACAAATTTTGATGCTCATGGTCTGTCCTCAATCCACATTTCATTATATACTAAAAAAGCGAGGCTTGCAAGCCTCGCGGGAAGGGAATTATGCTGCGTCTCCAAACCAAAGTTTTCTCCTCTCCTTCTCAGGCAGTTCTTTTTTCAGATCAACGATGAGTAGTCCGTCAGAAAATTTGACGTTCTCAACTACCACATCAGATCCCAACTGCCAGTTCTTACTGAAGGTTCTATATGAGATGCCTTGGTGAGCGTATGTTCTTTCCTTATCTCTAGGTGCTTTGTTTGCAGAAACAGTTAGGACATTCCGTTCTGTCTCCACTCGGATATCTTCGCTTGAAAATCCAGCAAGAGCGATTTCCAGAGTGGTTCTACCATCACGTCCGTTAACAACATTGTACGGTGGATAGTTTGTTCCAGCTCCTGCAAGAGCTTCAAGTCTGCTGAATGTTTCATCGAACCCTAAAGAAAATGGCGAATAGATATTAAAGTCTACCATGATTGTCCTCCTAAAAGCGACATATGTTTACTGTGACCCGTTAGGCATCACAATAGTATTTAAACATGATAGCATAAAAAAGAGGGTGTTGAGAACCCTCTCTATCATTACGGTTTTCTAGACTTTTTTCTTTCCAATATTGTATTTAGATTCTAATGTCCACTCACCTTTTTCTTTGAATGAAATAACTTTAATCTGATTGAGTGGTGCTAACTCACCAATAGCATCTGCTTCAACAATGTTTAGTAGACCCCAATCACACAACAACTGTGAGATTCTATTCCTACGTTGAACATCATTCTCGGTAATGTTTGCACTCTTGCCGTCCAAAGCAAACAGTTCTTTAAAATGTACAATATAATACTTGCCCTGCTTGTGGAGAATATGGCAGGACTGATAAAGTTTTCGTTCTTTACGCGATGCGACTCCAATTCTTGTTAGGGTCTCGCGTACTTTTAGGAAGTCATCGGGTTCTTTTAGAACCACTTCAATCATATCAGATTGCTTCCACTGGACGACAGTATCTACACTCATCTCATTCCACCTTTATCTAATAATTTACGTATGGTTTCTAAGTCGTCTAGTGATAGAATCCTGATAGTTTCAAGCGCCTTGGTATAACTATAACCAAAGTATTCTTTTACATCATCAAGATAATCAACTGACTGTTTCTTAAAGAAAGAATTCTTACGAAATCTTGGTCGTAAACTATTTATATAAAAGTCATATTGCAAACGCCTGTCCAGATGCCAGTTCTTATTCATTTCATTGACGAACAAGATAGCATCTGTATGATTAGACAATGCTTTATTAATGATCCAGGTATTATATTTTTTCTCCAATGAAGGATCTTCATCCATAAGATTCTTCTTTGTCTGGTTGATACTTGTTAGCATGTCCCAGATTGCATTCTCTCTTACTTTACTCATATAAATTATCTATTCAAAAACAGGCATGATACGTCTTCTCATTTCTTTGAGTTGTTCTGGATCGTTTCCATAATGACCAAGATTCATATGAAGGCAATCAATAAATCTTAGATCCTCACGTTCTGCATCATAAGTAAAATGATCACAGAACTCAATAATTTCTTGAGGAACTTCTATCTGCCTGTAGTCATGTTCAATCAACATAGTCAAATCCAGTCAGGTTTGCGATTGGGGAGACGAATATAATTATCGCACACCCATGGTTTAGATGCAATATACATTTTGTATGCTTCGATAGTAGTTATACTATCATCAAACTTAAACTCCTCAGGCATTGCACGAACAAAAGGAGTATGACTATTCCATTTTACATAAGGAATAATATAGTCAGCAGCAATGAGAGTCTTGAAGCAAGTATGGATTTTTCCATACCTAGTAAAATACTCTTCACATAATGCCATACCATGAGATAGCAACCATCTAGAGTTTGCTACAGTCTCGTTTGCCCAGATAGTGCAAGGGTGATTACGGAACGCTCCCTTGTCCGTAGCATAGGGTGTACCGTCTTTCTTAGGCAATGTACCATAACCATGTCCCCACTTGTTTGAGGCGACTATAGAGAGCATCTGGCAGGTCTCTAGGGGCATCTTGACGATGTGCTTGTCTGGTAAAACCTCGGCAGATTTATAAGGGGACTCATCAGTAACAAAGATGTTCATTTAAATACAGCAGTTACACCAACTACTCTAGCATTAGGGTTACGTGCGAGAGCAACTTGCTTAGCTTCTTGGTAGTCACGAGCAATCACCTGCTCCTTAAAGACGGTGCCTGCAACGAATAGAGTGACTTCACACTTCATAATTAAAAAGGACGAGTTCCTTACGTGACGCTTGATCTGTATTATAGCACCCCACACTCCTCATGGTGTAGGTGTGTGCAAATTCAGCAGCTGTCCACCCCTGAAACCGATCACGGATCAGTTGTGACGAATTGTATGATACAAGTTGACGCCCAATAAACCGATCACAAACAGTAGCAAAACCATCGTGGTCGAAACCCTTGTGCATTGATCCTTTTTTTCCATACAGGTTTGATTTGATTTCATATGGAGGATCTAGATAAGTGATAATAGATTTATCGTCAGTCAATAGTTCTTCGTAGGATAGATTAGTAATCTTCCAATTAGAAATCATTCTTGAATATTCAGGGAGTTTATCAATGCCTCGCATCGAGAAATTGCTATCTGACGCTTGCTTGCTGAAGGACGAGGACTCAGTGAGACCAGAGAAAGAGCACTTATTAACAATATAAAAACACACAGCAGCAGATAGGTTGGATGTCGTATCATCGTTTAGTTTCTCCTTAGCGTCTAGAAATAATAGTTTTGCAGATACTGGTTCTGGATGACGATTTTTAAGTTGCACAAGTTGATCGCGCATCTCTCTACCATTCTCCTGGAGTTCTCTCCAAAAGTTATAGAGTGGTTCGTACAGATCATTCACCCAGATGTCTAGGTTTGGATAACGTTTACCAATCTCAATAGCAACAGAACCACCACCTAAGAATGGTTCACGATACTCCGTTACCTGGGAAAGGTCTGGGAGGAATCGGAATAGGTTTGCCAGCGCCCTGCTTTTGCCCCCTGGATAGCGAAGGGGTGTCTTCAGAGATTTCAAAGTTTGGGGCATTGTACTTTAAGTATTCAAAAAACGTCATTTTTAATTCCTTCTCAGTCATGCCGCAGTGTTTTGCTGCAGCAGGTAGATTCATTGTAGCATAGAAAAGACCCTCATGTGCTTCTCGCACATTTTGTGGGGTAGTTTTATTTACTTGCATTAGACTTCCACTCAACTCCATCCAGCATAATCTCAGTAAGACAAGCAAGAGTATTGATCTCCTGGTCTGCAACAAATTGAATTTGATACTGATACTTTGCAATGATCAATACACAGTTAGGGATACTAGCATTACTAGCATGTTGGTAAAGAACATCATAGATCTTTCGCATGACCATATAAGGATCATGATCCATGTTCTGACCAACCCAGTTCTTAACTGTTGAATAGTTACGATCTTTCATCGCTCTGATCAAATCATCGATGTTGATGTCTGCAATGTCTACAAGAATACCAGTAGAGATCTCACCTGAAGATGCAAACCGTTGCGCTTCATTCAGAAGACGACGCCAGTCAGGATAATACCTCGTAATAAGTTTAGCGATAACCTTATCTTCATACTTGATTTCCTCTTTGTTAAGGATATCACGAATGCGATAGAAGAACTGCTCTTGTAGTTTCTCTTTGTGAGAAGGTTTGATCGTAAAGTCAACAACAGTACAACGTGACTTGATAGGATCAATCAGTTTGTTGATGAAGTTACAAGTAAAGATAAACCTACAGTTAGAATGATACTTCTCGATAGACGCTCGAAGAATCATCTGAACATCATAGGTCATATTGTCTGCCTCATCTAGAATGACCACCTTATGGGCAGCACTAGAAGTTAGCGAGATGCTAGTAGCAAACTGCTTAACCTTGTTTCGGATGGTGTCGATAGACCGACCCTCATCAGACCCGTTTATAAGGAGGTAGGAAGCGCCTAACTGCTCACAGAGGGCACGGGCAACCGTGGTCTTTCCAACGCCTGCAGGACCGCTTAGAAGCAGGTTAGGGATTTCTCCCTGGTCAAGAAAACCCTGAAAGGATGTCTTAGATCCTTCAGGGAGAATGCACTCATCAATTTTGCTTGGGCGGTATTTCTCCACCCACAGAAAGTCTCTGCTCATTTAGGTTCCAATGCGATGTAATACTTCAATTGCAAGTCTGATGAAACACCAGATCCAATAACTGTCCACTCACTAAGTAATTGCTCAGAAACTTTAACATGATAGTCATAGTTTCTCGCAACACGCAAGTTCTCAGTGTTTAGAGTCAAATCAAAATCTCCCGTAGATTCTCCACCAGGAAAATCCAT